CAATGCAACTGAGCCGTCTTCTTTGTATGCTGTAGAGATTCGTTTGGCTTCAAATCCCTCTGCGGTTTGGCGGGTTAAGTCTCGGTGTGGTGCTACACCGGCTAAGGCGGCTTTGTGTTCTACCAGTTTGATACTGCGGTCAATTGATCTGCGGTTAATGCCTAGCTTTTCTGCGGCTTTAGAGTTTGAGCCGTATTCTATGACGGCTTTCAGGTACTCAATTTGTCTATCGGTTTTTGGTATATCTAACTCTAACAGTGTTCTTGGGTCGATCTTATCCATTCCCTATTGCTCCTGTTGATTTTTTAACTCCGCATATTCGCTTTCTCGCGGTATGGTTAGTTTTATCCCCTGCTCACTTGCCCAATGATAGCATTGATCTAAGAAATGCACCATCTCGCCCTTGCCCAGTTGGCTGCTGCGTTTCACCTGACCACTAATCTCGGTCTTGCTTATCCTGAAATTATCTGTGCCTAAGAATCTGCGCTTTAACCAGAGCTTCCATGCTTCTACTGGGTCGCCCTCTGCCACCTCAAAGCCTTTCTTTTTCATACCCTTAACAATCTCTCTGCACCACATGTGCAACAAGGCATTCTGGTTCAGGCTTCTTGGGTTCTGGTATGGCTCTAGCTTAACGGAAAGGGGGGTGGTGAAATCCCAGTTGAGCATATCCTCAATCAGGAACTTCACCTTTTTATTGACTTCTTCTTTGTTGTTAAACTTCACAAATGCACCCTCTGTCATATCCTACGACTAAGCCAGTTCTGTGATATTTGATCTATGGCTGTTTCAAATCTGCTGTAAGTCGTGTCGGTTTCAGCACTCCAATTTGGATTCCAAGACTTGCCAATGTGCTTAGTCTTTAGCGGTCTCAGCTCATTTTCGGTAACAAACTTCTTACCATACAGTCTGGAGTACATGCACTTGTATCCAACACCTGCGACCTTTGCAAAGTGTTCGTAGGTATAAGACTGACCATTGACTAGCTCTGGATGCTTGCCTCTAAATAAAACCTTTTTTATATTACCCATGTTTTCTCTCTCCATCCCAGTAGAAACCATACTTGCCCATAAAATGATTAATCGCTCTGTTCTTTGCTTCTACGTTAGCAATCCACGACACATCAGCTAGGCTGTCTTCAATGTTCCTGTTCCTGATGCTGTGGGTTTTTGATTTGACCTGCGGTGAGCCGCCCTTGTCTTGCGCCCTAGCCAACCAAGAGTTAATAAACCGCTTAATCCCTTTAGGTGTTTTCCTGCGCGTAGGATTAGCATCAAGCCACGACTCCATTGCATTCAGTTCTTGGTAAACATTGATTGCGGGATAAGTCTTTTCCCACTGGATAATGTCTGCCTGATCTACCTCGTAAGTATCTCCGTTATTTAGAAGCATGGTTATCACCCATATAGTATTCAGCGACACTGCATTTCTCATCGTATCGGTTTGTCACTGTGATCATCTTCTTCTGGATTGGATGCCCTAGCTCTTTAAGCTCAAAGATTCTAGCGGCTACCTGAGTGATGCCTAGTTCATTAAAAGCATTTAAACAGGTTAGTTTTTTACCATCTTCTAAGTATTGTAAAACTCTTGATATCTGTGTCATGTTATTCCCCTTGTTCATCATTGATTTGTTTAATGTAGTTGGCTAATACGTCTCTAAAATACTGATTATCTTCCAGTGTATCTTTTATAATGTCATGCAATGTCATGCCTGTAAGCTCTATAGAACCCCAAATTGTATCAATTGTTGCCTTAGCACTGTAGACATTGTTCTCTGGCACTCTAGCTTTAATAGATTTTATTTGAGTGTTCTTTATTGTTCTTTCTCTGTCTCTGACATTTGCAATGCCTTTTATTATTACTGCCATGTTATCTCCTATGGCTCGGACTAGCCTCGCCTGATTATGTGATTAAATGTGTATTTAAATATATATTCAAAGACAAGTTTCACCCTTTAACTACGCAGAGTTAAAAATTCGATCAAAGGGCAAAGCGACTTCGCGGTTGTTTCGTTATCGTATCGAATATCTAATCTATCCATCAGCAGAAACCGATCTGCTTTTGGGGCTATGTCAAGAGGGTCAACTTCGCTCTAGGGTTTTATTTAAGAGATTCCCTAGCCTCTAGCCCGATAACTAAAGTGCGAAAAAGAAAGGATTGAATGTTACAAGACACTATAAGACTGTGTTAGACTATCTTTTCTCTATCCGCACATAGAGTATTGCAATAATACTTGCACTTGTAAAGCCCCCGTAAGGGGGTTTTCTTTTATAAGCCAATAAACTCATCTAAATTGTATTCTAAGGCACTGCAAATCTTGATTGCAGTATCTAACCTCACGTTGGTTTTATTGCGCCAGATGTTAACCTGTTGCCTGTGAACGCCAACCAGTCGTGCAAGCTGTGAACTGTTTACGTTTTTTTCTTGCTGTGCTTTCTTTAAGCACTCGCCAAAATCTATCATTGGGTTTTCTCCTGTGGTATATTGTCGGTGATGGTTTTCCCCGATCATCACTCCTATGGTTTACCCGCCCTTCGGGGCGGGGTTTTTAGCTAAAAGGGAATGTCATCATCAAGAATTTCATTCTGCTTTTGGTTTGAAGGTCTTGTTGGCTCTTGCGCCACCTCATCTAAATCAGACCAAACTACTTTGCAGTTGCCTAGAATTGGAGTCTGTGTCCCTGCTTCGCGTTCTTCCTGCTTTAACTGCTGACTGATAAAACCATGATCTCCAAAATCACTATTTTTGTCAGTGTCTAGGTAGGTCGTCAGGTCAATATATGCCGCCTTACTACCATCCTTTTTTGTGACTGTCTTCATGCGTGACTTGTCTATTTTCAAACAATCGATACTTACATTTACTCTTAATTTCATTTTTACTTCTCCTAGTTAGTTTGCTTCTCGAAATTCTGTGGTTTTCATAATAGCGCGTTCTTGAGTGCTGAACACTCCGCCGCGACTGGGGGCGCGCCATAAGAGTTGTTTTTCAACGTCTGTGAGTTCTTTCCATGCCTCGTTAGCTGTCGAGTAATCATTAGCCGCAATGCCGTCTTTGATAGCTTTAACGCTAGGCAATAGGTCAACGATCATATCCTGATAGGCTTCCTTTTCCTTTGTCGCATCAGTTACTTTCTGCGGCTTAACCTCACCCATGTACAAGCACATTCCTAACCCGTGCATTGCAATCGCCTTAACCAGACAGCGAATACGCGCATCAGATATGTCTCTGCTTGTTGGGTTCTCGACAGCCTTGTTTCTAAAGTCCATAACAGGTAGCCACATTGTGACTGCCTTACCCTCAACTGTTACAGTTACTTCGACCTCGACAGTATTGGTGTTCTCGCACCATCTAGGCTCGGTGTAGCTGTAGCTAGAATCAGGATAGTGTTCGCAGAGGGTAGACCAAGCCCACCCCCACGATAGATAATGCAAGCCGCCTTTAGTGTCTATGTGGTTCGACACATCAATAGCAGATAGCGTTTTCCATACGTTAGATTTCATTGTATTTTTCTCCCATAGTTTGTTTTATAAATGGTTCAAAGATTTGCTCAGAGTACCAAGTTGCATTTGCTTCTTTGGCATAAGTCTCGCCATAGCCTCTGTAGTATTCATCTGAGTCGCAATCTCTTGCTGTGTGACCATGAACGCAGTCCCATTCACCGCGCTCGTAGTCAGAAAGTTTATTAATATCTGTCATGTTAACTCCTTTAGCTATACATTTTTAGTTGCAATTATTTTTATTAAACCCTTGCCACAATATCTGCTCGCAAGTTTTTCTGCGCTATCTTTAGTTCTATGAACGCAACATAGTAGCTTATTGTCTAGGTATACCTGATAAAGTTTAGTCATGTTAACTCCTTTGGTTGCCCCCTTTCGGGGGCGGTTAGATTAAGATTTTCTTGCGGCTTCTTTTTCTTCAAAAAACTTTAGGTCTCTTTCAAACTGCGCTCCAAATCTTGCTCTCTCTTCTTGTGTCATTTCTGCTAAAACCGATTTGATTTGATCAATTTTTTCTTGAAAAGTTGTAATAAGCATCTGTATTTCTCTCTCTGTTTGATTAATGTAAAGCAAATATATCACATATTTAGAGAAAGTAAAACTTTTATTTAACTATTAGGCAAAAAAAAGCCCCACATGAGTGAGGCAAAGGGAGTTTACTATGAAATTAGTAAGACCAGATTGTCTCTTCTGGGTAGTTCTCGATCTCAGGAAAGTCATCTTGGGTACAGGCATCAATGTGAATGAATCGACCTGAACCTTTTTGCTGTATGCCAATGCGGGTAATGCCAAACGCTATAGCTACAGAAACGAGCTTTACGGCATTTTCTCCGCGACATAGTATGTCAACAGCCTTGCCTGATGTGTGCGCTCCTGCGCGTGATTTACGCATCTCAATCGGGTGCTGTGGTGATCGGTAAGCACTAGAAATAGCGAA